GGCGCAGCCAACTTATAATCATCACAAGCTGACACAAACACATTGATGGTAATTGGTGCATCAATGCCAGGACAAACCAAGTCATTTAATACTGCCAACTCCAACATACCATTGCTAGTCTCATTCGGTAACAATCTCTGTCCCGATGAGAAATTGGAACCGGTATCAAAAGGAGATCCGCAGGGCAAAAAGGGTTGCGATTGACCCCAACCAACAACAATCTCGAAATCATCAGTTTCAGCAATATCTACAACACGTGAGTAATTCGTGTTATAATTAATATTAGATGAATTAGCATTAGGATCCCATCTAACCAATAAACGGCCTTTATGGAAGTCACTTTTCACCACCTGAAAACGGAACTTCAAAGATCCCTGCCAATAATTGAAAACTGTGGACATATGAGCCAACGGTGTCATGTGGATCTCATTATTATAATTATCCAATTGCATTGGACACACACGAGTATTCCACAATAATTGATCGGGGCCGACATCTGGATTCCAAGTGAACTGTGTTAGAAAAGATTCTCGCTTGCAATAATCAAGAATACCCATCTCATCAGTACCGTCCAATCCAACAGTTCGTGAGTCAACAGTTAATTCTGCCTTACTATCCAAAGTCAATTTCATTGCACCATCGGCAGCATCAGTATTAGCCATATTTCCAGTTGGAGATGGCTTAGTCTGAATAATATCTGTAACAATATTCGGACGAGAATACCCAAACATTTGAGCCACACGGCTAGTTGCATTAGCACCAATTTGCGTAGCAGTCATATATGGACCAATAATTGGCAAATCCGTCAAAGCTCCTGCTGCTTTCGCAACTGCGGCTGCTGGCTTAGATATAATTCCTTGCCCATACTCGTCTTGTGCATTTATGGTGTTTTTTGTGTCTGCAGCTGAACGACGCCCATTTCTCCTTCCACTTTGAGAAGTGAGAGGTAAAGGAGGATCAGAGCTGGTAGGCACAGTCAACACAACATCCTCAGCCCAGATAAATGGAGTGATAGTTACATAATCAAGGCCATCATTGGCATGCAAAAGATTCCCAAAAGACGCAATAGTGATGAGTCCCATCTCAGTCCAATCGGCGTCAGGAATACTCATATAATTCTTAGGGTAGAAAAAGGGCAAGTCTAGTTGTCCGCCTGTGTTCTTCGTCGGATTGAGGAAGATATGAGGTTTTTGTGACAACTGAATCAGATCCTGCTGTACACTCTGTCGAGAATTAGTAATTTGATCACCCCCTGTGTATGGATTATAGGCTACTAATGCCCTACCATAATGAAATTTGGTACCTGAGATCACAAATTTTACATGTAACTTCATACGAAGCAACTCGTAGTTTTTAATTTTATCTCGGACATACTCATTTTCACAAAATGCATGCCAAGGGTTAAACTGATAGAAAAATGGTTGTCCCACTATCCAAGTCTGAGCAGACTGTCTAATAGGACGCCCAAGAAAATCACCCAGAGTACTATTGGTAGAAAATGCAAGATCCATTGTAGGATCATAGGTGCCTTCCTTCCTTGTGGTCCAACCAGCATCTTGATCAGCAAAAGCAGTGATCTGCTGACTAGATATAGGAGCCATCTCTTCCTCAGTTATGCCTGGATCGGGCTGAGAGTCTGAAACAACTCCAGATTGAGACTCAAAGATCATGGACTCTAGGTACTGGATACGCCTTTCTAATTGGCAAACATGACGATATTTCTTGTCCAACTTTTGTCTCAATTCCTTATTCCGATCTCTTAGTTTCATAACCATTTTGAGTTCAGCATTAACATCTAAAGGGTATACAGTTTTTAATGAATTATTAATTTTGTTCGTATTTTTTATAATGAGGTCTACATCCTCTTCAGTAATTGTTTTATAAATAGAAATGTAATTTATTTTATATTATGTGCGGTACATCAATCGACAACATAACAGTGCTATTTTTGTGGACGTCACTCCTCCGCTAAATAACGGATAAATTCGACTACTTGTGTAGCTGTCCATGGAAACAAGGTAATGCAGAACCTTGTACCCATGCGTTAATCAAACACAAGCAACTATTTTTAGCTTATCCAACGCATAGTT